CCCTATATCGCCCTCACGCGGATTGAGAGGGTGAATCTCTATCTCATTGATAGCGACCGTCTCCACATCGGAAATCTCGACCTTAGTTCGCTCCTTGTGCGGTGCTGGTTCAACAGGCGCTCGCTCAGGAAATCCAAGGCGAGACTTGATTGCCTTGATTGCTTTCTGCTTTGTCGGAGCCTCGACATAAAGTTGCTCCTTCCAAGCCGTATACGCCTCGAGTTCGACCGTAAATCTCCATGCCCCTATCTTTACTTCAGGGTCGTTAGGTAAAGGCTTATCTCCGCCACCTGCGCTCTTTTCTTGACCCGTCATCAATCTATCTAAAGTCTCAACCTCGGATTGAGAGAAACCTGTACCCTCAAGGTCAGGTAGAGCCGTCAATAGATTCTTGAGGAGTGGCTCGTTGTATGAAGCAAGGTCGGTCAATCTATTATCAGCAAGAACAATCTTTCGCGCTGTCTCTTCATCCACATTCACATAAGTGATTTTGATTTTTCGCCAGCCAAGTTTCTTCGCCGCTTTGTAGGTGTGATTACCCGCAAGGATAAAGTTGCTTCCGTACTGAACCACAATCGGTCTGTACTGCCCGTGTGTTTTCAATGACTGCGCGATAGCGTCAATATCGCCTCGCCGTGGATTGAGCGGATATGAACTCAACGATGCCAGCGGAACCGAATCGACCTGTCCGACCTTTATATCAGCCTTCATAATTTTCCTTTGGATAGGGCAGAATGGGATAGCGAAGTTTGGCTAGAAGTTCCTCTTTGCGTTTTCCCTTTGCGTTGAAATAAATATATCGGTGTTTGCGTGTTCTCTCGATAAAAGAAACTTTATCTCCGAATTTAGCCATGACTTCATCATTCGTCATCCCATGAGCATAGGTCGCATGATGCCCCTCAACTCCTTGGATTTTTGGGTCTTTGAACTTACTTGATAAACCCGTGTAGTAAAAGTTTGCCGCTTGATATACAACTCCGCGGTGGTTCTGTCCTGTATCAGCAAAGGAAACAATAATCTCCCTATCAAGAAATTTCAGGCTTCTACTGACAAGAAAACTTTCTGCGTTCTTCATTACTCGGTCATCTATCCATAAACGGTTCAACTCATAAACATTGTTTTTCTCTTCATCGCCACAGATGCCTCGAAGGAGTGTCGATGATGGGCTAACTCCGTATGTCACTACTCCCAATGGCTCAATGAAATTAGGATAGAACAATCCGAAAGCATGGCTGACTGGAGCGGTCCTGTGTAGATAATGTTTGGCAACCACAATCTCCATGGCTAATGCGTAGGAGATTGGCTGAATACGCGCATCATGTTTTTGGAGCGATGAGGTCGGAATTGAACCGCCATCATCTAACTGGAAAGTTAGTTGTGTTTCCATTACACCATCACCGCACGAACTCTAGGCGCGTGGTTTAGGTGGGCGTCCTCGTCTGCGAACTATGTTTCCATTCGCATCGTACTCAGGCTCTCGAGGAATATCGTTGCGGATGATTTTGTAAATCAACTGCTCGCTAACTCCCATGGCTTCAGCAATCTCACGATAGGTGATGCGTTGCTTTCGCAATCGTAGAATCAATTGCTTGCGTCGCTTACCTAAATCGTGAATCTGTGATTGATGAGTGCGGATAGCCTCCGTCAATAGTTTGACCTCATCTAGTCCTTTGCCGTCTAACTCAACTGCCTCTAATACCGTACTCATCTCGCTTCTCCTTCTTCGAATAGGCGTTCTACCGCTTCATCGAACTTGACCTTCTTCTCGACTGCGTTTGCTGTTGCTACAAATTCCAAATGGACTTTGCTTCGCGACTTCTCGTATGCGATAGCCAACGCAATGTAGAAGGGTGCGAAGAATAAACCAACAGTTAGTAATCCAACTGCTGTCCAAACAATGTCCCAATTCATAACTTCCTCTCCTTCTTGACTCCTCGAATATAAATCACCAATGCGTTTCTATCTTTTTTCGGCGGTAAGAAAACAAGCGACCTAACGAACTCAGGTGAGTCATCAGGTAAAACTCCCGCGTCCACCAATCCGTCAATCGCCGCTTTGACTGCTGGATTACACGCGCCTACATCTTGACTCCTCCCGCCTTTTTGGTGAGGTTCAACTGTGACGGTAATCCAAGCCATCGGCGGTATCTTCTCAGATTTCGCCAAAAGTAGAAAACCGCTACGCCACTCTTTTGTAAGTTTTGCTCGCTCCCAACGGTTGCCCGCTCTCTCCGCATTTGTTGTCCAAGGACGGAAAGGGAACTCAAGCGTGTAGATGGTTTGTTCCATCTCATCCAATTGGCACATACATTCCATGAACTAAACATGAGGGAACTTTCGATTGAAGTCAAATTGCGTCTTTTGTCCGTTGTTGTCAATCATCCACCAATCGCCATTCATATCCTTGAAAGGTATCTCTTCGGCTGATTCAACTTTGGCAATTAGGTAACCAAAGGTTCGCGCTTCCTCTCGATGACTCTCAACCCATCCATGACATCCGCTCGTTCCTGAGCCACAAAGAGCAATAAGGTTTGCGGACTTGTGTAACTCTCCATTTTTTGAACCACCCATCATTCTTGGTCTGCGGTGATGAATCGAAACTCCTTTGGCTAGGAAATCTTGTCGGCATCGCTCGCACTTGTACTGTCCTCGGGCAAGGACGGTGAAACGAGTTTCGTCATCAACTTTGAGAGGTTTAGATTTTGCCATTGGAGTCTTTCGTCCGCGATGGTGTCCAAGCAAGCAGGGCATATCGCTGAGTTCGATTGAACCGCCATCTGTTGAGCCAACCGACAAACCGAAATATCTTCATAGGTCAGATGCCACCTCTCCTGAATCTTTTTCCACTTGAGCATCAGTACCCTTCTTCAACGCTTTGCGAATTTCCGCCATATAAATCGCAACAACTTCGGGAGGTGCTTTTTCTTTTTCCGCCCGTTCCAACTCTAATGAAATTTTTCGGCTTCGCTCGCGTTCCCTCTCGGATGCTTTTCTGTGTCTCCATTCGCGATTGAGATGCGACGGATTGACTGCTGATTCTGAATTGGCATAATGAGCAGAGATAATCTTTTTGCCTTCTTCAAGAGGCATATCATCATCAAGGGACTCAGCCCATGCTCGTACCTTCAACTCATCGACTTGGATTCTCAGGTCGTAGATTCCAGCAAAGCCGACAAGATAGGCGACCTCACTCAGATTCATCTCTCAACTTCTCCGCTATCTCCATTGCCTTGCGAGCGCCTTGCTCATGTTTTGTGCGAACTCCAACGCCCCGTAGAACTAAATCCATTTGACGCATTGATGGAACTGTCCCAATATAATCTAACGCCCGTTCAATTTGTTCTTTCGTATATCCGCGTTTCTCTGCGGCTTCACAAATCTTCAAAAGAGAAAACCAAGCGTTCGCTCCTAGAGGCTTGACTGCCTGTTTTTCCCACCATCGCTTTGCGGCTTCTTCAAACTCAGGGCGGACCGCGATAGCGGTCTCGCCTGTTGTAGATAGGACGGGTGTATAGGACGAGTGGTGTGAAGTAGGGTTAGGGAGTTGAAGGGTCAGAGTTTGGGAGTTGGGGGTATCTGAGTTAGGGAGTTTCGTAGTTGAATCTTCAACCACCTCCCTATCTAAGTTAGGGAGTTCCTTTGGTATCAATAGTTGATACACCGTGGCTTTGCCTCTCGAGTTTCCTTTCGTCACAATCGCAACCCATCCTCCAGCAATCAATTCGTTGATAACTTCTCGGACATAGTGCGTCGTACATCTAGCCTTCTTAGCAAGATGCGTTTGGGATGCGAAGAACTGTCCATCATCGTGAGCCATATCTGCCAGCGCCACGTGGAGGATTAGTCGGGTTCCGTTATAGGGCGAGTCCGACCAAACCTTTGTCATCCACTTGATGCTCACAAATTACCTCCGCAATGAGGACAGGATTTCTTCCGCCCCTGAGTTTCTATCTGCCGACCGTTGATACATCTCAAATCCACATAGACTTTACAACCATTACGCGATTCTCTAAGTCGCGCAATCCTTCCGACTTTGTGGAGGACGGAGAGTACACCTGAAGCGGTGCCATGGTGAAGTCCTGTTATTTCAGAAAGTTCTTTCCAAGTGATTCCTTGGAAAGTTCTTTCCGCTAATAGATTCAGCGCTTGCGCTTGTCGAAGTGCTGTCTTGCCCGAGCGGTCCGAGGAGACCGCTCGAGTCTTTGAAGTGTCTGTACCGCTGTGTCCTGAAGTCCCGTTGTACGGTAACTCGGGATGGTTGAGATTTAGTTTCATTTGTCCCCTGTTCTGAAACTGCTGTTGTCCATTCGCCATCTTTGGCGACATTCATCTGACTGCGCTTCTCAGAGAATTTCTCTCGGAACTGGTCCATCTGCTCTGCGCTGTACTTGTCTTTGGATTGACTCAAGTACGCACCGACTTCAGAAAGCGCATCAAGTGTTGTTGCTTGAACAATCTTCATCAGAATCGCGCTCGGGGGAAGCACATCTTCAGAACTTGAACGCTCATACGAACTCGCATCAGGGTCAGGTTCATCGGTTGGTAAACATAGCGCTTGAAGTAGCGCGGTGCGGAAAGCGACTGACATTGCTTTGGCTGTTGCCTTATCGCCTGAGTCCATCGCTTCACCGACAACCGTTGCGGCTATCGCATCACCTTTAGGACCAACAAAGGTATATCGAACTCGAACTCGGACATGACCCATCGCTGTGCGATTGCGTCCTATCTCGACTGTGGCATATTCGTAATCTTCTACTGAAGGAACTACGACCACACCAAATTTTTGTAACTGTGGCGATACCGCATTGACAACT